AAAGTTACCGTTCCAATCTTCCCAGCTTGACATTTCTGGTACAAACGGAAAGAACTGTTGGTTATTCTTATTGACATAAATTGTCATGGCTGCATTCTAGGGTCTTTCGTCCCCAAATTCGCAGGTAATCAGGTTACGGCCCATCTCATAGTTGCCGTTAATCTCATTGGATTCAAACTTCAAACGAATTAAACGATGCTCAACACGAAGGTCAATTTTACCAGTATCTTGTGTAAAATAATATGGACCAGAATCTTCTTCCAAGGCACTAGAAGCAAACTTACGACCTAAAATGGTCATAGACATGGTACCAGTTTGTAAAAAGTTAGGCTCAACACGACGTAAGTGCATACGGCGGTTAACGCCCACTAAACCATCTTGGCTTGGGTTACCCGTTAACCAACCAATATCACTGGTAGTAATGCTAGAATACACGGCAGTTTCATCGTTTAAATTTACTTGATTTTGACCATACTCATGCTGCCAGATAGTAAACCCACCAATTTGTTGGTACACCAAAGCACCGGGTACAACTGTAATTGGTGACTCTTCTGTAAACGTCACTAAGGTAACACCTGGGGCACCAATAGTGGTGTTAATAGTAAATACCGCAGAACTTACTTGATATGTTGAGTTATAGTCCGCAGTCTTATCAAATGTGATAATAGTGCCGGGACTAAATACAGGAGTAACATCACCAGAAAGATACATTTGATCTGTAGTAGGTGCAGGTAAACTAGCTGGATGTGTTATTACTGTGTATGGCTGACTAAATGATGGTGCGTAGTTCCAATCAGCCCAAATAGGTGTTGGAAAAATCTCAGTGGTGTATCCACAGGATCTTTGTGAACCGACTGCAGAACCCGAATCGTACCAGAGTTTATCTTTGGTATTATAGATAATAGCATCGGTACATTCTGTAGCAGTACCTCTAGGATAAAAGAACCAAATCTCATTGTAACGGGGAACCTTAGTTGCCCATACTTTTTGGCGCTGCGTATAGTTAATGTTGTCAAATAGCCAGTTTACATTTTTATCGTTAGGTACTACTTGTACACTACCGTTGTAGGCATAAAAACGATCAACACCCATCCACCAATACACGCCATCCATCTCGACCACAGCATTAGATGACATGATTGAGATTTGGCTAGAAATAATATCGTAGTTCCAAAACTGATTTGTGGTAGTGGTACCAGAAGCCGAAGAGTTAAAGGAAACACGAATAAGACTATCAGTTGCCCAAAACAAACCAGCGGGTGAGTTAGTACCTCCACGCATTGGTATACCTTTAACAATTTTGGAAGAAGATACGTTGGCTTGGTTGGCTAATGGGCCATTCCAATCATAAAAGTTTTGATTTAAATACGTGCTACTTACGTTGTTGTTAGCAATATAGCCATGTGACCCATATACAAATATAAACGGATACAGTACTGCAACACCACCATCAACGCTAATTGGCTGATATGTTGGATTGGCCCCAGCACTATCAGATAAACCGCTAAAGTTCCAAGTATTTCCTGTTGACGGAGCGATATTACCAACTAATACTTGTGATGTAACACCGCTATCAATATCATTAAGATTAAAACCAGGGTGCGCAAACAATGAAAGATTGCCACCTTGGGGACTAAACTGAGAGTCAAACTGCCAAGTAATGCGATATGGCCCGGACTGTGGATCTTCAACAAACGTGGGAGTGTTATTTAACCAAACACTTGTGGGGCTTCCAGTAATTGTTGTGGTTACAGTAACGGTTGTGTTTGGTGCTGTGTATACCGGCGTTCCGGTTGTTGTATAGTTAACTGGAGAAGTTTGACTAAATATTACTATTGTGCCACTTGGAAATAAAGATCTAACATCACCAGCAACAACAAACGTAGTAGTCACACTAGATACAAGAGTAAACTGCACCGTGCCCGGTAAAATATTTGCAGTAAACGGACCGGCACCTGTACCGTAGTTAATACCACACGTAAATACATCAAGCTCTTGATACGTACCAGCAAAAATATAGTTTACGCCGTTGTATGGTTGTGAAATCATACCACGATAAATACCTATGTTACTTGTAAACAGCGTACGATAGCCCCCCATTTTCTTGGGATCACCACGTTGAAAACGACACCACACACCATCTGTGTATTGGTCGTTTTGAAACTGCGTACCATCGCGCTTAATCCCAGCCGGTATTGCTAGGCTGTAAATTGAAGTATATTGTGAAGTATCTTGTTGCTGATTATCAGCCGCCATTTAGAACGTTCCGCCGCTAAGAGTTGTTGCGTATAGTCTTCCGTTTACTGTCACTATTGGGGCAGATAAATTGGTCGCATTAATATCAATAATTTCGGCGCCGTTTGCCGCTAATCCTAAAATACCAGTTCCTGTTAAATACATGCCTGTTGAATTGTCATTAAGGAATGAATATGAAGGTGCTCCAGCAATTCCGTTAATAGCTTTAAATGAACTAGATGACGAGGAATTTAAAATGTATAAAAACTCACCATCACTTAGTATGGTGTAAGTGTTTCCAGTGGTTAACGCCAATGGTGCTTGACTACTTCCTTGATTTTGAAATGTAACACTGTATCCAGACTGATTAGTATTGTTAACTAAAATGTACAGCTGAGTAATTGCTGGAAATGTTACAGCTAATGTTTGTGTGCGAGTACCAGATTGTGCTATGTATGTTTGAATAATTGGTGCATTAGAAACAAGATTAAGTGTATTTCCAACAATAGCATCAACGTCATAAGTAGCGGAAGTAAACACTACGTTATTAGGGGTTACCCAACCAACTGTAATAAATGCACCAGCACCAATATCATAAAAAATAAATCCTGAATCGCCTGGATTTGTAACAATAGTTGTTTTGCCGTTAATTAGTTGCGGGGAGCTTGGTGCAAATGTAAGTGCGCCGGACCCACTATTTCTAAATCCAATAAACCACCCACGCGACAATGTCGATACGCTAGGTAAATTAAAAGTAGCAACACCAGCTGTCCAGTTATATGTTACGGCACGACTGGCGTCATTTATTACTGGAACAGTAGAAACATCAGCAATGTTTTGAGTTGTAGCTAGTTGGCCACTAACAGTAGTTAAACCAGCACCAGCTAATGAGGCTGCATCTGCAGAAGAAGTGCCAGTTCCAAATGTTACATTGTTCCAAGTGCCTGCGGTTGTAGAATTATCGGTGAGATAAAAGTATTTAGATACGCCAGCGCCAATAGTTACGGAATTGCCGCCTAAAAAATCTTCAACTACAAATGAACTTGAGCCAAGATTGCGAAATAAAATATCAGCGCCTAGTGTTCCTTGATCACCTTCAGGAAGAGTGATAGACAGACCACTAGTAGAAGGGGTGCAATCAATAATACGGGCAGCAACAACTTGGCTACCATTAACAGTTGAAGGCCAAAAGAGAGCTTGATTTGAACTAAATGGGAGAGCAAGATAGGATACATCCGTTGGGGTTACAACGGTGCCTGTAAAGGGTGAGGTGTATACTGGTGTGGTCATCTATTATGGTTCCTGAATCGTTGTATTGCGATCAATACGACGTGAATTATCTTCTTTTTTGAGTGCTGCAAGTGCGTCGGTGTAATAGCTTTTCCAAACAGGCAATTTGTCTATTGCTTTTAAATAGCCTTGTGCTTGCAATAAAGCGCCGTATAACATAGCTTGTGGTGCAATCGAAGTCCACAAATTTTGTTGGTTAGAAGTATCTAATGGTTGAATTTCAGCGTAGTAGATAATTTCTACAGGATAGCTTTGGTTTGGCACCGGTGCAAAGTTCCAATTGCTATAATCATAGTCAGCGTAATAAAGTGGAGTGCCTGGTTGAGATTCTGCTTGGTATTGCGCTATATAATCTTGACTGCGCAACAGCACAGGCTGTCCGTTAATCTTCATTGAAACAGTTTTGCGCCAACGAGCAGGTTTATTTAAAACTGCTACGTTTGACGTAAGATTAGTTTCTACCACAATTAATTGTAAGAATGTCTTTAACTCAGCGGCAATTGAAGATTCTGCCAAAGCAATTAAGTTAGGAATTTGCGCAATGAAATCTGGATCATTACGCTCCATATATTGCTGGATGTTTAGCACAAGGCTGTCATACGACATTATTACCGAAATTTTAATTCTCCCTGTGGAAAGTATGACCTTTGTGTGAAAGGTACTTTGGTTTTTTATTTATACAAGCATTAACACAAGATGGTGTAAATCCCGCAGCTTTTAATTCTTTATCACCACAAAACTTTATTTTCTCACTGGTCAGCATGTTTGTTGCAATAGTAAATCCTTTAAAGTTAGGATTTTTATTCCCGATCTTAGCCAATATTCTTTCTTGGCTATGGGGTTTACTATTTGCTGCGCGAATAGCTAATATTTGTTTTTCGGTTACGGGTTTTCCATATCTTGGATTATTAATTCCTCGCATATTTTCAGCGCTTTTTACCTTGGATACAGCGTATGCTTTTGAAGTAATTTTATGAAAATTTGTCATGCTGTTTGTGGCATGCCACATTTTACCACCGTGAATTTTAGCTAATAGCAAATGCGCTAAACAATGCTCTCGAGCTGTTAAGTCTATTAGATTACCAATATTATTAGAACCCCCTAATGCTTTAGGAACAATGTGATGTCGTTCAGTATAGCAATCTGGCTTAGTGCGAGATTGAGCTTTTTGAATAAGAGAGTTGTATACTTTTTGATAGTTCATACTACCTAGTATAATAACTTATCACGGGTTGGAAGTAGATTGGTGACTTATCGCGCTCTTCTTCACTAGCTTGTAAGAATGCTTTGTCAGCTTGACCTTCTAAGTACTGAATACGTGGCATATCTACACCCGGAAGTTGTAACGACATGGCGTGAGATAAACTCTTCTGAATTGAGTTTATCCAACGGTCGGGCACATAGATTTGATTTGTCAATGTACCAACGTCTTGCATTTGAACTTCAACAATTAGTTGGAACATTTGAAAATCATTATTGGGCACAGGCCACAAATACATAGACGGCTCTATGGTTCTGTCAAACCAGTACTGCAAAGAACGAACAGATGGGAATTGTTTGTTGGGGAGATTCCAGTAATCGTCACGGTTTAAACGGGCCAAGGGGATAACTTGTTGACTGGTTGAAAATACAATTTGACGTACTGAAAATGTATTTAATGCGTCTGCATTTCGCAAACGATAATAAAGATGGTTTGGAGTGATTTCAATATTAAAATATACCCATTCACGGTCTTTTAGTGTTGTTTCCGGAAACTGTTGAACTTCAGTCCAAA